ACAGGACTACCTTGGTTTACCGACTGTGGGTCAAGTTACCGCTGGTGCTACGGTTTCACATTCGGCGTTACCTACCCGCGCCTATAATTTGATTTATAATCAATGGTTTAGGGATGAGAATTTACAGAATTCTCGAATTGTCGATAAAGGTGATGGCCCAGATGCTACACCTTCTACTACTTATGCTATTCAGCGTCGTGGTAAGCGACATGATTATTTTACTTCTGCTCTTCCATGGCCTCAAAAGGGTGGTACTGCTGTTTCATTGCCTCTTGGTACTTCAGCACCAGTGGTATCTGATAACACTGCACCTAAATTTATAAACGTAACTGGAGCAGGTTCATCTGTAAATTTACGAGCTTTATCAGGCAGCGGAGATTATGTTTTTACATCTGCCACAATGGTTGGCAGTCCAACTATTAAATTTGATTCTACTAATACTGGACTATATGCTGATTTATCTTCAGCAACTGCAGCTACTATTAATCAACTTCGTCAATCATTTCAGATTCAGAAGTTGTTAGAACGTGATGCTCGAGGTGGTACTCGTTACACTGAGATTTTGCGTTCTCATTTTGGTGTTACATCACCTGACGCTCGTTTACAGCGTCCTGAGTATTTAGGTGGTGGTACTACACCTATTTCTATTTCTCCTATTGCTCAAACCACTGGTACTGGTATTTCTGGCCAAACTACCCCTCAGGGTAATTTGGCCGCTATGGGTGTTTATCATGCTCATAACCATGGTTTTACTCAATCTTTTGTTGAGCATGGTTATGTTATTGGTGTTATTTCTGTTCGCGCTGATTTGACTTATCAGCAAGGTCTACGGCGTCATTGGAGCCGTTCTACTCGTTATGATTATTATTTTCCTGCTTTTGCTATGCTTGGTGAGCAAGCTATTCTTAATAAGGAAATTTATGTAACTGGTGGTTCTTCCGATTCTGATGTTTTTGGTTATCAAGAACGTTGGGCTGAGTATCGTTATAACCCATCTGAGATTACTGGTCTCTTCCGTTCTACTGCTGCTGGTACTATTGATCCTTGGCATTATGCTCAGAAGTTTACTTCTTTGCCTACTCTTAATTCAACTTTTATTCAGGATACACCGCCTCTTGCACGTAATTTAGCGGTCGGTTCTCTTGCTAATGGTCAGCAATTTTTGTTGGATGCTTTTTTCAATATTAATGCTGCTCGTCCTCTTCCCATGTACTCTGTACCTGGCCTCATTGACCATTTTTAAGCCTGCATCAATCCCTTCGGGGATTGATACAGGGAAAGGTTTTTTATGGATCCCGCTACTGTTGCTTTGGTTGCTGCTGGTGCTGGTTTTCTTGGTCAAAGAGAGACTAATGCTGCTAATGTTGGTTTAGGACGTCAGCAAATGGATTTTCAAGAACGTATGAGCAATACTGCTTATCAACGTCAAGTTGCTGATATGCAGGCTGCTGGATTGAATCCTATGCTTGCTTATATTAAGGGTGGTGGTGCTTCTACTCCAGCTGGTTCTATGCCTCAAGTTCAAAATCCTTATGCAGCTGGTGTTTCTTCTGCTGAATCTGCTTCTCGTACTTCTTTGACTCAAAAGCAAGTTCCTAAGGTTGAAGCTGAGACTGAGAATATTGGTGCTGATACTATTTTGAAGCGTGCCAATACTTTGTATGCTCTCGCTAATGAGAAGCTTTCATTTGCTTCTGCTGATGAAAAGCGTTCTCATATTTCTTTGATGGAACATCAATCTAAGCAGATTGCTGAAAACGTCAAGAATATTCCTTTGGAAGGTGATCGTTTGAGAGCTGTTATTCAGCAGCTTGGTGCTTCTTCTGAGTTTATTAATAAGCAGTCTAAAACTGAAGAACAACGTGTTCTTCAGATGACTGCTTTAGCTATCAAGACTCTTAAAGAGTCTGACTTGCTGGAAGCTGATTTGGAAGCCATTAAGATGTCTGGTAATCTTGGTAAGGAGTTTGGTCAATATAAGCCTATTATTGATACTTTAACTTCTATTTTTCGTACGTTGAAACGTTAAGGAGTTTTTTATGAAATTTGCATCTGCTTATGATGATTTTGATTCTCGTTCTGACGAGTTTGGTTTATCTTGTTTGGATCATTCGTTGACTCAACAGCAATTTCGCGATGAGTCTGATATCAACACTATTGTTGATCGTTTTATGAAGACTGGACATTTACCTGATCCAGTTTCTATGCCTCAGTATGTTGATTACGAGGGCATTTTTGATTTTCAGTCTGCTATGAATGTAGTTCGTCAGGCTGATGAGAATTTTATGCGTATGGACGCTAAAGTTCGCGCTAGATTCCATAACTCTCCCCAAGAGTTTTTGGAGTTTTTTGCTGATCCAGCAAATTCTGAGGAGGCGGTTCGCCTTGGTTTGGCTGTTGCCAAACCTAAGGAGAGTCCTCCTGTTGATTCAGCTGCAGCTGAGTAAACGTCTTTGGGCACAGTTTTCTACTTGATGTAACTGTGCCTAATGACACCTTTTTGTTTTTCTGTTATACTGGAGTCATTATGAAACCTCTTCACCGACACAATGCTAACAAGCGCCATAGCGCTAGTTCTTTCAAACGTAATATTTCAACTACTAAGTTGATTAACATTACAGCCGGCCCTATGCGTGGCGGCATTCGTTTGTAGGCTTAGGTGTGTACAGCTGTCTGGACTCATCCTACACATGGCCCCACGAAGTGCGGCCAGTGTATAGAGTGTCGTTTGGCTTATTCGAGAGAATGGGCTATTCGTATAACTCACGAGCAACAGATGCATCAGGTGTCTTGTATGCTGAACCTCACATATAACGATGATTGGCTTCCTGAACATGGTCAACTTTTTAAAGATGACTTGCAACGTTTTTTTAAACGTTTGCGTAAGGCAGGTTTCAAGTTTCGTTACGTGGCTTCGGGTGAATACGGAGATATCTCACGAAGACCTCATTTCCATATTGCACTTTTTGGTTGTGATTTTTCTGACGATCGCCATCGTTTTGGGTCTTCTAATGGTGATCCCACGTTTACTTCTGCCATGATTTCTAAGTTATGGCCAAAGGGTAATCATTTGATTGGTACTCTTAATTTTGAGTCTGCTGCATACATTGCCCGTTATATCTTGAAAAAGATTAAGGGTTTGCAAAAGCCTGAGCCTTTATACGTTGATGACGTAACTGGTGAAGTTGTTTTGCCTAATCCCGAATTTCTTGTAATGTCCAAAGGTATCGGCCGATCTTGGTTTAGGGATTATTTTTTTACTGACGTTTTTCCGCATGCGTCTGTAATTACTGCTCAGGGCTCTAAAGCCCCAGTTCCACGTTTTTATAAAACTTTGTTAAAGGAGGTTGGATCCGATCTTGCACTGGATATGCAGTATAGGTCTTCGGTTCGTGCCGAGATGGACCTTGAACGTAAAGCTTACGAGGATCTTCCAGTCCGTAAAGCTTCTCGTTCTCTCGTTAGCTCTTCTAGAGCTTCTCTTTCAAAACGTATAATTTAAAGGTCATATCATGATTTTGTTTGTTGTTTCTGTTAAAGATCGCGCTGCCGATGTTTTTAATCGTCCTTTTTTTGTTCCCCATCGTAATGTTGCTATTCGTGATTTCACTGATGAAGTAAATCGCGTTGCTGCTGATAATCAGCTTAATAAGCATCCTGACGATTTCGATTTGTATTGTCTTGGCGAATTTGATGATTCTGCTGGTTCTTTGATTAATAATCAGCCAGTAATTCTTGTTCGTGCTAAAGACGTTTTGCAGTCTTCATGACCCTTGTGGCCCTTCGGGGCCACTTTTTTTAATTTTTTTTTGGAGGTATTTATGTTCCACAATAAATCGGTTGATGCACACAATTTTGCAATGGTTCCCCGTGCTGACATCCCCCGCTCTAGATTTTCTATGCAGAAAACTCTTAAAACTACTTTTGATAGTGGTTTGTTAGTTCCTATTATGTGTGAGGAAGTTTTGCCTGGAGACACTTTTAATGTTAATGTCACTATGTTCGGTCGTCTTGCTACACCAATTTTTCCGGTTATGGATAATCTCCATTTGGACTCGTTCTTTTTCTTTGTACCTAATCGTTTGGTTTGGACGAATTGGGTTAAGTTTATGGGGGAGCAGGATAACCCTGCCGATTCTATTTCTTACACTATCCCTCAACAAGTATCCCCAGCTGGTGGATACGCTATCGGGTCCTTACAGGACTACCTTGGTTTACCGACTGTTGGTCAAGTTACCGCTGGTGCTACGGTTTCACATTCGGCGTTACCTACCCGCGCCTATA